CTAATTCTTTACTCTTACCAATTAGCGTTTTCTTTTGTAAATCTAAACTTTTTTTTAAAATATCTTCTATAGATATTACTTTTTCTTTTATTATTAAAATATCTTTGTTTAAATCTTTATTAGATTCTTGTTGCTCAAGTTCTTGAGGAACTGGTGCAGTATCTCTATACTGTACGTTCTTTGCAGGTACTAAAAATCGAGTAGCATTACTATAAGATGCCTTTTTATTTTCTTCTTTAGAAGATGGTAATAATTTTTTAGGATCTAATACAGCCATTTTAGTTTATACCACCTATACCGTATATTTGAATGTTATTTTTTCGATGAGAACTCATCATAAATGCAGGAAAATCTTCAACATCTCTTATAGCATTCATTCTAGTTCCAGAAGATTCTGTAGATTGTTTTACTACTGGAGGTAATGTAATAACATTAGATTTAGATCTTCCACTTGGTGGTTCTGGAATATATTGTTTAATATTTGGTCGTATATTAATATTTCTTTTTCTAAGATCAACTAGGGTATCACCAACACCACTTATCATTGTCATTGCATTATTAATAAATGGTACAATGAAAGGCATTTTTTGTGATAATGGTCTAAATGATTGTAAAGCAGCGTCTTTTATAGAAACTGAATTTATGTCATTAGATATTTGTAAATTAGAAGGTTTATTATTTGGTTGTGTTCTTGGAGGTTTGAGTGAAAATGGTTTAATAGAAGGTGCCTTTTGACTTGATTTTTTGTTCGCAGTTGGTACATTTTGTAAAGTATCTGAGGTATCACCAAACATTTTTGTTGGAGTTGTCAATTTTTTATTTTGATCCAAAGAACTTGCAACATTCACAACATTATTAAGACTCATCATGGATTTTTTATTAGCAACCTCAGGATTAAAAACAGATTTCTTGGCAGCCGCAGATGGTTTTTCTGGAACTAATGCCCCAACCATTCCACCACCAGCAGCCAATTGAATATTATTCACCATTTTAGGAACGTTAGTTCCTCCACCAGACTTGTTTAATCCTAAGAAGAAGTTTGCCCCATACTTATCAACTGCTGGTTTAGAGATAACAATCTCTCCAGGTTGAGCAGCAATCAACTGAGTATCTTTCCCAGCTCCAGCAATTCTAACACCAGTATCATCTGTGATAGTACCACCACTTTCAAATCCAATATTTTTAATTGGAGTAGGTTTCTGATAATCCCCAAATTTAGGGATCAATCCACCACCTCTAAACATATTAAATCCACGACTCTGTATTTGCTCTTGTGATAATTGTGCAGCACCTGGTCCTTTACCAGTTTTTGCAGTTTCTTGAGGTAATACTGTAGATGGATCAGATTTTTTATTTTCTTTTCTTGTTTTATCAACTTGTTGTGTAGATGCATAAGCACCAACTCCAGCAGCAATACTACCACCAATAAGAGCTGCTGTAACAGGATTTGCTTTTACAAAGTTGAGTAATTTTGGAATTGCAAATTTACTCAGTTTAAATGTTAATTTGGTAACTGTTCCGATGATAGATCTAACAAATCCACCTAAAGGAGTTGCAAATAATAAAAATGCTCCTAGTAATGCAGGCCACCAATCACCAATAAATCTAACTAAAGTATCAATTTTCTTTTTATTTTTTTTATCCGATATCCAATCTATAAATTTGACCATTAAACGGCCAAGCAAAGTCCAAACAATAAAATTAATTATTTTGTCAAGAATACTTTGGAATGGTGCTAAGACTTTTGATGCTAATGTTTTTAACTTGTTATCTCTTTTCTCTAAGTCTTCTTCCCTTTTACCCCTTTTTAAATTTTCACCAATTTTTCTTTGATTCTCTGCATCTTTTTGAATCAATTTATTTTGAGATGCAAGAAGAGAGGCAATAGAAATTATAGAATTTTTTATTGCTTCAATATCTTTTTTTATTGAACTCCCAATATTTGCAGATTCTTTAGAAACATCAGGTACAGAAACTTTTCCAGCAAGAAAATATTGCTGTTTAGATACTCTTATTGGACCAGTTGTTCCAATATTATCTGCATTTATTTTTTTACTTCTTACTTTAAATCTACCAACCTTTCCCTTTACTCTTTTAAATTCATCTTGCAATAATATCTGTTCTTCTCTGGGGATTTTTTTATCCCCCATACTTATTGTTACTAATTTTTCTTTTAGAAGACTTAAATAAGTACCATAATCAATATCAAAAATATCTTGTATCCCAAGTATTTTTAATATTCTTTCATCAATTTCCTCATTAACTAAGTCTTCTTCTTTAGTACCTTCATATAAAGTTAATGCACCAGAAGGATCTAGAACATTACTTTTAGATTGTTCTTTAGGTGGAACTTCTTTTGGTATTTTTGTCTTTTTACTTTTATCATTTACATAGTAATTCCACAAAAATAAAATATACTGGTCACGTAAACTAAAATCTTTATTGGATTGTGGATTTTGTACAGACTCAATTGGTGCTGGATAATCCTTATCAGACGCCAAATATGCGTTAATAAAAGTATCTGCTACTTTATCTGCCTTCACACCAAAGTTATTTTCAATTAAATACTTGCTCACTTCCATTCGTTGAGCAAGTATTTTTTTATATTGCCCAGTTCTACTCGCTACAATAGTAGATATTGGCCAAAATTTATCTATAAACTTTGGTTTATTAGCCGACATTTTGTTGTTGTTTAAGTTTTTCTTCTTCCAAATGAGCCTTCAATAAAGTAACGTAAATGTCCCGTTCCCACGGTATCAAATTTTCAATCTCTGTTAATGAATATTTATGATATTGAATCAAAGAAAAATTCAACTTATAATAATTCTCCAAGTCCATATGGACTAGAGCTATACGAAAAAACTTGACAGGCCCTCCAGTACGACAGTACTTTCAACACCAGTATTTGGATTGGTAACTTTAATTTCATGAGAAAGTTTTGGCATCGTATCAAAGAATTCTTCAATCATTTTAAATTGAGAAGAATTCATTTGATCTAGAAATTCAACAATTTCTTTTTTGGTTACATCAGAAGAAGACCATGCTTCATTTTCCGTATAAATTTTATCCACACAAGAAGCAACTAAATCAAAAGATTGCTCCATATTACTATTACCAGTAAAGTCAAAATTACTCTTAATAAATTGATCCAATGAAGGATATTTCATTTCCATCATTATGGAATCATCAATTTTAATCTGTGTTTTGTGCTTATCATTTTTTTGCACTTGAATATCATCAATATCAATAGTTACAGGAACTGTAGTCTGTTCATCATCAGGACAAATAATATTTACTTCAAGTTCTTCACCAACCGACTTTCCACGAATATTTAAAAACAAATATTCAATATCAAATGTTGGTAATGATTCTACCTTTATATTTTTTGTAAGTATACAGTTTTTAATAACTGTTTTAATTGCTGTCGTAATTTGTTTAGTATCTTCACTCTCCAATGCTAAAACTAATAGTTTTTCTTCTCTTACTAAAAATGGTCTATATTGTATAACTTGACTAGTAGAAGGCAATTCCAACTCATATGTTGGGGCAGAAATTTTTGGTAAAGGCATAATCTCCTATAAAATTCAGTTACTTTATTTATTGTGTTTTTGAGATCTTATACATCATCATATATTTGCGATAATGTAGATCTACCATCCTGTATAGCAACAGTTCTTGGAATATCAGTTCCTCTTGATCCATTTAACTGAACTGTTGTAGTTCCAGGTGGAACATCTGGATTTCCAGTTGAATTTGGATTTCTATCAGGAACTGTTGTCTCAGCAACAGTTGTTAAATCATCAACAGCATATCTAGTATAAGAAAAAGATACAGTAACTTTTAATAAAGAAGAAGATTCATAAGATACTGGAATAGAATTTAAACTCACTGGAAATGCATCTACAAAATTATAGATTAATAATGGTGATTGAGATGATCTACCAGTGCCATAATCTCTCTCATATTTAACAATTTGTATAATTGATTTATAGAACTCTGGATATTGTATTCTAGATATCGATGCGGAAGAAAGTTTATCATTAGCAGAAACTCCCTGAATATATTGCTCATTTGCAATATATCTCATCCATGCCTCAAAAAATCTAATTTGATAATAGTTACTATCTTGAGTCACATAAAATGTAAAGTCTGCCCTATCATCATATAATCTCCTGTATGCATGTTTTTGGGTTATCCCCATATAATCATTATTAATATCAATTGTTGCAAATGATGATCCTGGTAATGATGCCTCAGAACAAGATAGTTCTAATAATTCATTATCTACTGGTTTTCCTATTTGTTTTTCTATGAATGACAAAGCAAACCCCTTATCCCCAGATTGTCTAGGAAAAGAGGCTTTACCTGGTGGAGCAATTATAACAGAATAATTAGATGTTAAAGCAGGCTGCAATAGTCTACTTTTTATTCTAGACATTGATACCCCAGGATTTATCGCTGGAAGACTTTTACCCGCCATCTATAAATATTTTTACTATTATATACTATGTAGTTAATTTATGAATGAAAGCATAAAAAGCAAATACCGACCATCAAACCCACAAAAATATAAAGGAAATCCAAATAATATTATTTGTAGAAGTAGTTGGGAACGTAAATTTTGCAAATGGTGTGACTTGAATGAAAATATTTTAGAGTGGGCAAGTGAAGAATTTTTTATCCCCTACATATCACCAATTGACCGAAGAGTTCATAAGTATTACCCAGACTTTATAGTAAAAATGAAAGATAAAACTGGAACTATAAAAACTTATGTAGTTGAAGTCAAACCAAAAAGACAAACCGCTCCACCAAAAAGAAAATCCAGAATAACCAAATCATTTTTATATGAAGCCCAATTGTATGAAGTAAATAAAGCAAAGTGGAATGCCGCAGAAGAATGGTGTAAAGATAGACTTCTAGAATTTAAAATTATAACAGAAGATGATTTAGGTATAAAGTAATGTCTAAAAAAACTCTGTTCGAAGAACTTAACGAAGAAGTAAACTTAGAAGGAAAAGGAAAATCTCCATTTTTCTATCGAAGAGCTTTTGCACGGTTATCAGAAAAATATAAAAATGACCCACAAAGACTAATATTAGATGAGCAAAAAGATAATGGTAAAGAAGAAGACAAAGATACAAACGTATTAAGAAGAATTCCAAAAGTTGGACATTTGATGATGTTTGAATATGAAGCATCTTCAAAAAATTTAAAGTATTTTGATAAAAATCCTTTAGTTTATATAATTTCAACCTCAGGAAATTCTTTTACTGGAAGTAATTTACATTATATTGATCCACCAAAAAGACAAATAATAACAGAAAATTTAATGGGAGGTAGATTGAATTTACCATATAGTTCTGTGTCTAAATATAATATAAATCAAATTAAAGGTTTATTATTAGATGTAGCATTTGATGAATGGATAACTGCCATAAATATACCAATTGAATCTTTTGTATCAATAAAAGAAGGCAAAGAAAAATCCATTTTAGTAACTGATGTTTGGAAAGACACTAACAAAACATTTAAAAAAATGCTAAGAGGAGTAAGAACTTATAAAGGATATGGTAAAAATGATTTAGACTTTAGGGGGAATTAAAAATGGCAGGAAATTTTAAATGCCCCCAAGGTCAAATTTGTAGTAATGAATTTGGAACTAGAACTGGTAAAGACACTACAAATGGATTTTATAGAACTTCAACTGCAATATCCCAACAATCTGGTGGAGCAGCAGTATCTGGTGGAACTACAACACTTTATTATTGGAAACCTGCAAATGTTTCTGGACAAATAACTTTAGCTGGTGTAGTAACAAATAAAGGAAGTTGGGTTCCAGCAGCAAAAACCTCTGATGGTCAAACTTGGGAATTATTAAAAGATTCAGATGGAAAACCTGTTTTAGGAACAGATGCCGCAAATTCATTAAAAAATTCAAACGGTAATTTAAATAAAAACACATCAGTACAAGTAACTAGGGCATTAGAATCTAGTGGTATAACATCAAAACAAGAACAAACTAGAGTTATAACTCCACCAGCATCATCAAACCCAGCAGACTCTGCCGCTACTGGTGGTGATGTAGCAAATCAAAATGATCAAGATAACACATCAACTCCTGTAGATTTGTCTGGAATAGCAAATTTAAATTTTGAAGGAGTAGGACAAAGAGATCAATATGCAGATTATAAATACCCATTAAATCAAGGATCACAACCAACAGATTATATTGTTTTTAAAGCATTTAAATATGGTGGGAGAGATGTTAATGGTGCAAGTGGTAATATTTTCAGCTTTAAAGAAAGAGATTTAAAGCAAGAAATAAAAGGATCAGTAAGACTCCCAATTCAACCTTCAGTTACAGATCAAAATGGTGTTAAGTGGAATGAGGGTACAATAACACCATTACAGATGGGAGGTGCAAATCTAGCTTTAGGAACCATAAACGGCGGTGCAGAAGGTGCTACAGCAGCATTAGAGAATGCTTTAAGAACGACACAAGATGGTGAAGTGTCCTCACAAATAAAAAACTTTGTTGCATTATATGCAGCAGAACAAGCAGTACAAACAAATTTAGCAGCAAGATTAACTGGTGCGATTGTAAACCCAAACTTAGAACTACTATTTGATGGTCCTACTTTAAGACCTTTTACATTTAATTTTAAACTATCACCAAGATCAATACAAGAGGCAGAACAAGTAAAAGGAATTATTAGATTTTTTAAACAAACCATGGCAGTAGTGACTACACCAAAAGATTTGTTTTTAAAAGCACCTTGTGTTTATGAAATATCATATTTTTATCAAGGAAAACCACACAAAGGAATTAATAAAATAAAAAAATGTGCATTACAAGCATGTAGTGTTGACTACACTCCAGATGGTTCTTATATGACATTTAATGAAGATTTTATGGAAAATGGAGACAACAAAAGTCATTCAATGTTTTCATATAATCTAAGTTTACAATTCATGGAACTTGAACCAATATATGCAAAAGATTATGACGACTCTTCTAAAGAAATAGGTTACTAAAAATGGCATTCTATTTTAGAAACGTACCCGATTTTGAATATGTAAGTAGATTTCCAGGAAAGAGAAATCTTAATGACTATGTTCCTGTAAAGAATTTATTTAAAAGAGGGAAGATAAGAGACGACATATTTGGTAACTTAAAATATTTTACAAAATATAATATTATTGGAGATGAACGCCCAGATAATATCGCTAAAAAAATATACGATGATTCCACATTAGATTGGGTAGTTTTATTATCAAATAATATATTGAATGTATATAATGAATGGCCAAAGACTCAATATGCCTTTGACAAATATCTTTTAGAAAAATATGGTTCTTATGAAAATATTTACTCAGGAATACATCACTATGAGACCATAGAATATAAAACTTCAGATTCAATTACAATTGTCCCTTCTGGAACATTTGTAGATGAAGGATTTTATAACGCACCAGAATACACAATAGAATTAAATAATGATATAGAATTACCAGAATCTATATCTGGAGAGCAGGCATTAGCATCATCAACAATAAGTAATTCAAGTATTATAAATCTCAATTTAATCTCTGCAGGAACTGCATACGATGAAAGTGTGCAGGTATATATTGAGAATCCTCCTCAAGGAAGAGTCGCAATTGCAACTGCAGTCTTATCAACAGTTTTAGGTGAGAGAGAAGTTGCTTCAGTCTCAATTGTAGACTTTGGTAGAGGATATACTTATCAACCATTAGTATCTTTTACTCCTCCACCACCAACCATACCACCCGAATTTAACGTCACTATTGGTGCTGCAGGAACAGTAACCTCAGTTTCTATAGGCAATTCTGGAGAAGGATATACATTTTTACCTATATTAGAGTTTTCTTATCCAGAAGATATTATTAGTAATGCTATATTCTTAGGTGAAATGCCTTCACAAACTATCAATACTGGTCTTGAAGGTATGTACATCTCTCCAGATGGAGACAGAATGTATACTGCCCATGGAGCGTCTGGTTATACTCAAGGAAGAATAGAACAATATACACTATCATCACCATGGGATATTACTACTGCATCTTATGTTGGAACATATAATTTAACCACTGGTGTAGCATTTACATATGCAACTGGTGTAGAATTTAGTCCAGATGGAACAAGAATGTATGTTTCTGGACTAACATCAAGTGGATATAAAATTGCCCAATATACTTTAGGAAATCCTTGGTTATTAACATCTGTAATTTATAAATCCAGCGTATCAGTATCAACCCCAGCTGGTGTAAGATTCCAAGATAATGGAAGATCTCTGTTTATTCTAGATGGAGAATCTCCAGATACAATTAGAAAATATTCATTATCTGTTGCATGGGATATTACGACATTATCACCGATACAAGTATCATCATTAAATATATCAGCAATAACCAATGATTTTAATATTTTAGGATTCAATTTTAATGATACTGGTAAAGATTTATTTGTTGGTGGTTCAAATACAGTATATGCATTTTCTTTAACTACTGCTTGGGATATTAGAACTGCATCTCTAGTAACAAGTTTAGATTTTTCTTCAAAAGATACATTACCTCAAGATGTTTTTATAAATTCTGCAAGAACTAGATTAATAATTTCTGGATCTTCAACTAGAAAAGCATATGGATATAATATTGACTTACAAGCAAGAGGATATGTAACACTAAGTGGAGAAAATATAGGTAGTTTTGTACTAACCAATCCAGGTGGAGGATATTCTGAACCACCAACAATTTCAATACAACCACCAATTCCAGCAAGAACAACTCAAGGATATGCCCTTTATGCGGATGGAAAGGTAAATCAAATAGTAATTACGGATCCAGGATATAATTATAGACAACCACCTCAAGTCACAATACAAGCACCATTAGATCCAATTCCAGCTTCTGGAAGAGCACTAGTTGAAGATGGGGTAATCATTGATTTAATACTTACAAATACTGGAAGAGGATATGAAACAGCACCACAAGTAACAATTAGTCCTCCTGGAAATATATACGAACCACAAGTAGATGAATTATTTGAAATTAATGGTCAAATATGGAAGTATAATGGATTTAACTGGTACAGAAAAATATCAGACGGAGTTCAATATTATGATAGAAAGGAACAAAAAGTTATAGAAATTGAAGGTGATAAAGTATCAAAACCAGTAACAAACTATGATTATGAGATAGAGTTAGAAGAGAAAAAAAGATCAATCTATGTTTTAAAATCAGATTATTTAAGTATAGTATTTGACGATATTGAAAATATCATGACATATAAAAAAGGTTCTGAACAATATTTGTCCAGAACCCTTAAGAGAGGTGATAACCCTAGATATTACGATTAATCAACTTTCTGCAAGTTTTTGAAAGTAACTCATAGCATCATCATCCTCATCTTCACCGTAAGATGAACTAGAAGAACTAGAAGAACTAGAAGAAAGAGAACTTAGTTGAGAACTAAGGTCTTCGGGAAGTTCGGAAGTCTGACGACGAGATTCAAAGTTAGGAGTATAAGAACCGCGAGAGTTGTCTTCATCATCAACCTCTTCATCAACAGGACGTTGAGCAGCAGATTTTTGACCAAGGACATACTTAAGACGCTTTTCAAGTTCTTCGTATGTTTTAAATTCGGTCGGAGCAATCAATTGATTAAGGGAATATTCCTTTTTCCAAATTGCTTCCATTGCTTCATCATCATTCAGAAGAGGTTCTGGGCGATCAAACTCAGACTTATCATAGTTCCAGTAACCATCAACCTTACGGATTTTCAACTTAAAGTTTGCACCTTGCCAAAAATCAAAGGGGTTGATAGGGGTCTCATCTTCAAATTCAGGTTGCATTGCTGCCATAATCTTATCAAAGATTTTTTTACCATACTTGAAGAGAAATACTTTACCTTCATTGGCGGGATTTGCAGGATCCTTAACTACGTAAATGTTAGAGTAGTAAGATAGTTTACGCTTTTGCTTACGAACAGTTTCTTTATCTTTGTCACTACCG